GTGCAGGACGTGGCTGCACGGCTGCCCGAGTTCGCGCCTTTCCTCACGCCGGAACAGATGCGGGTCATGGAACGGTTGCGCGCGGAAGTCCAGCCGTACCATGACCTCCTCACGAAGGTAGGCGTCGACGTGAATAGCCGCGCCGACGTGGTCGATGGCGGCTTCTACCTGCCGCGTGGGCGCGCCGACGTAGAGGGCGCGGACCTTCCCGTGAAGGTGGGCAGCGGGCGCAGCGGTGGCGTCGGCGGCCGCAAGGGGTTTGAGAAGGGTGCGGTGTTCGACACACAGGCGCAGGGCATCGATGCCGGCTACCAGTACGCCCCGCTCGAGGAGGCGTTGCAGTCCTACGCTCGTGAGGCCGGCAACCGGATCATCGATCAGCACGTCGCCAACTACTTCCGCAACCTGACGGACGAGAACGGTGTGCCGGTGGGGCAGACGTTCGCGGATCGGATTCCCGAGGCGATGCAGGCAAAGGTCAACGCTCTCCGCACGCAAATGGATTCGATGCGGCGAAAGTTGACCACGGCCGAGAAACGAGCGGGTATCGCGACAAATCAAGCCGATGCGCTCGCCTCTCCCCTTGAGCGATTGCAGGCCGGGATCACGGATCGAGCAACAGCGCGCACCGCCCTCCGTGACGCACAGGCGGAATTGCGGCTGGCGAGACGGCAGGCACTCTCGGCCTCGCGGGAAGCGGGAGGCGCTGCCACCAAAGACGCCATCACTCGATCCAAGTTCAAAGCGGCACAGGCTCGGGCTGATAACGCGCTTGCGAAGTTGCAGGTTGTCCGCCAGCAATTCGACGAAGCCCAGGGAATCAAGGCCGAGCAGGGGAATCGGATGGGTCTGAGGGAGGTGGCTCCTGCAGGCTTCGGTGTACGCCTGCCAGCACTCAACGAGACCGTTCTACAAGCGGTCAAGGATGCAGATGCAGCGCGACAGGAGTTGCGCCAACTGACCGGACGCACGGCTATGCCAGTCAACGCCGAAGCAGCGAGTAACACGACGATGTTGCGGCGGGGAATCGCGGAGGCACAGGCGAGGACCGGCGCTGAAGGGTTGCGGGCCGCAGAGGCCAACGTAACAGGGGCGGCGCATGATCTCGCCCCCGACGCGGTGTTCTCAACGATGCGCCAGATGGATAAGCGGATTACGGCGCTCCGGGCGCGCGGCGACAAGTGGTCGGGGCTGGCCGACTCCATCGCACAGCAACTGGACGCGACCAAGCAGCAGTACGAGCAATTCCTACCCGAATGGCAGCGGGCCAAAGAACGGGCCTATCAGACACCCCGCGAGCAAGGCACGATCGGCATCGCCCAACTCAACGGCATGACGTTCCCCGATGTGGTGGCGAACGCGGCCAACAAGTACCTGGCAGCAGAACGGCCTCCGAGCGGGCGCGGTTCATCGCTTCTCCGCGCGAGTTCGGCGACGAACAACCTCCTTCGAGGGCTTCACGCGACGGCGGACGTGTCCTTCATGGGCATCCAGGGCTTGCTCGGGGCGGTGCGCGATCCCGTTGGCTACGGCAAGGCGCTCGGGGTGGCGTTCAAGGCCATCGCGGACCCGCAGGCGCTCGGCAAGTACATGCTCGAGTACGACCGGAAGGCGATGGAGAAGGGCCTTCCCACGTCGAAGCAACTCATCGCGAACGGACTCCACGTCGGCGGCCGCGATACAGAGTTCGCTGTTCGTGGCGCGCTCCCTCGCGCGAGCAAGGGTCTCCAGGATCTCCCGGTCATCAAGCAGTCCAACATGGCGTTCGGCTACTTCGGCGACACGATGCGGCTGGAGCTGGCACAGACCGCGCTCGAGAACGCGGCCAAGAACGGCTTCAACATTGCTGACCCCGCCATCGCCCGGCAGGTGACGACGGCCGCAAACCTCGCGACGGGCTGGTCGCCCAACACCTTCGGCGGCGATGTCGGGCAGTTCGCGACCTTTGCTCCCCGGTTCCTTCAGTCACAACTCGAGCTTGTCCACAAAGGGCTCACGGATGGCAGCCTCACGGGGCAAGAAGCGCGGTCGATGATGGGACGGCTCATTGGCACAGGCGTCTTGCTGACGGTCGCAGCGAACGAGGCAAGCGGGCGGCCTCTGGACTACCGGGAGATGTTCGACCCGACCAACGCCAACTTCATGCGTATCCGCCTCGGGGGCCAGGACATCTCTCTTTTCGGCCCGTGGGACTCGCTCCTCAAAGGGACCGTCTCGATGGCGAAGGGTGACGTGCAGGGCGCGAACGAACTCATCCACGGCAGCGTCGGCGGCGCACTCGGCAAAGTCGGAGGCGGCGCGGAGAGCTTCGTCCGGGGCAAGGCGAGCCCGGTAGTCGGGACGATGTGGGACGTGTTCAGCGGCCAGACCTTCGACAACCGCGACTCACACACGCCGGGCTACTTCTTCCGTCAGTTGCTCCCGTTCTCCGTCTCGGATATCGGGCAGAAGCCGCTCGGCACCACGGCCATAGGCGTCACCGGACTCAAGGCGTCGCCTCTCTCGCCAACCGAGGAACTGAACCAGATCGCGCAGGCCAAGTATGGCAAGGACTTCTACGATCTTCTCTCGTCGCAGCAAGCGGAGATCAAAACAGCGCACCCCGACACATGGCAGGCAGCCGTCGACCGCGGCAACTCCAACCGCCAGAAGTACGAGGCGATCAAAGGCGACTTCACCACGCAGCAACAGGCCGCCGACGCGCAACTCCTCTCGGGGAAGATGACGCGCGAGGACTGGCTGAAACAGTATGACGATCGCAAGACCCAGCTCGCGGGGGCGCAGCTCGCCATCTACGGCAAGGACAAGCCGATCACGAGCCCGCGCAACGCCTCCGAGCGGTACGCCCAGATCCTCCAGCGCAACCAGGACGCGACCGGCGCGATCAACTGGGATGCGGTGGACGCGGAAGTCGCCAACCTCAAGCCCGAGGACCAGGCATGGATTCAGGACCGGCAGGGGCTCGGGAACACGCCCGTTGTCACGGCCTACAAGCAGGCGGCCGCGCTCCGCTCCAAGTATTTCGACCTGCCGAAGTACAAGGGATTCACGGGCAGCGAGGCGCAGCAGATCGACGCCCTCTGGACGCAACTGCGGGCGAATGTCCGTGTGCCGAACACGGGGCCGATGCTCTCCGAGCTCAAGAAGCTGAACGCTGACGGCACCATCGACCCGAAGGTCTACAGCGGAGTGCGGCGGCGGATTCTCGGCGTGCTGCGCACCACGAAGGACCGGGAGCGGTTCGTGAAGGCAAACCCGGCTATGACCACCTTCTTTGGCGGAAACGGCAAGGGCGGGCCGCTCACGGCCTCTGAGGTACAGCAATTGCAGGGGGCGGCATGAACGCGACCGTCGAAGTGGTGTTTGTGACGGTGAAGTGCCCGGAATGCGACCGGCGCATCGCCGATGTACAGGCTCCTACCGTGGTACGGGTGCGGTGCCCGCGAGGGCGCTGCGGGAAGCTCGTGGTGGTGAAGGTCGCCTAGTCGTTGCGAGTGAGGGCTACCGCGCCAGCCAGGACGACGAAGAGCAAGAGCAGCCATCCAAGCGCTACGTAAAAGCCATCGCCGAACAGCCACTCGAACACGGTAGCGAGTCCGCCTGCGGGCAGGGCAACCAACAGGATGATGGCGGCGGGGACCACGACGGCGATCATGATGATGCCCGTGATGACCCCGAAGGCGTTTCCGAGGAATCGATGCCGTTCGTCCCATTTTGGGGCTGGCATCGTGGGTTCCCAATCGGGCGGGTAACCATGCTTTGCGCGAAGTGCGACCTTCTCCTCGTCGGTCCAATCATTCCACGGCATCTGCGCGATGCTACACCTGTTGCCATGCGGTGGTATAGTACGAGCAGCCGTGTAAGCGGCTATGCATTTCCCTCGCCCGTGCGCCCTTTCGTGACGCCAGAGCCTAACGGTTCTGGCGTTTTTCGCGTTCTCACGCGGCGAGGGGCACGGGGAGGATTCCGTTGGCCGATACCGAGCTTGCCCCGGACCAGGGCATCAATTCCGTTGCGGACGAGGCACAGCCCTCCGCACCGGAAAAGAGCGCCAACGCGGGCATTGAAGACCGGCTGGGGAAGGCACTCCTTGCCAGCATGGGGAACTTCGACGATGAACCCGACGAGGGCTCGGAAGTCGAGGAACCGGCCGAAGCCGAACCCGAAGCGTTAGTCGAGGAAGACGAAGAGGAAGCGCCCGAAGAGGATGCGCCGACCGAATCGCCCGAAGCGCAACTGGAACGCTGGGTTTCGCAGGTCGCAGAGAACCCCAAGAGCATCAACCAGATCCCGGCGAAACGTCACCCGGAAGTGATGCAGGCCGTCCTTGCCGCTGAACGCGATGTCCAGCAGCGGGCCGTCCAGATTGCCTACGAGCAGGGCATGGCCGCTGCTGAACAGCAGGCCAAGGTCCGCGAGGCAGTCGCACGCATCGATGAGATGAAGCGGGAAGACCCCGAAGGCTTCATCCAGTGGGGTGACGAAAACCCGGAACAGGCCGAGGCGTACATGGCGCTCAAGCGGAACAAGACCGCTCCCGCCACCGCGCCAGTGGCCGATACCCGTGAGGCGCTTGCCAACCAGGCCCGCCGCCTCTGGGCAAAGCTCGACGCCTACCCCGATGTGAAGGCCGCGACGGTCACGAAAGCCCAGGGAGTGCCGCTCAACGAGGACGGCATCGCCCAGCTTGCGGAGATGGTCGCCGATGCCCTCGCGGAGGCGAAGACGAACGAGCGGATCAAGAACACCGAACCCGCCCGCAAGGCGGCGGAACAGCGTCAGCAGGCAGCGGCCGAACGCAAGCAGATCCCTCGACCCGAGGGAACGGGCGGGCAGAAGGCCGAGCCGGCAATGACGAATGACCCCAAGGAATTGATTGCGATCGGCTGGCGCAAGGAGCGCGAAAAGATCGCGAGATAAAGGAGTAACCCGTGGCGGCGGTAACGCTTGCTCAGGCTGCACAACTCGAAAAGCAGCCCCTGAAGAAGGGGATCATGATGGGCATCACGCAGTTCAGCGTGATTGCTGATCAGCTCACCTTTCGCACTATTCCCGGCCTCTCTGAAGCTGGTGTCCGCTACGATGAAGTGATCTCTCCCGACTGGATTCCGCTGGACGGTACGATCACCTCGAAGTCGGCCAACGGCAAGCCCCTCTCGTACGGCGTCTACCAGTCGGCGGTACACATCGACGTTCCTCAGCTCCTCGAGGATCAGTCGGGCGACATGCTGGAACGCCAGTCGGTGCGGCAGACGCTCCTCGCGACTCGTGGGTTTGCCTACAGTTGCAACGACGTTTTCTTCAACGGCGACCAGGCGGTCGATGCCAATCAGCCGATGGGCCTTCACCGGATGGTGCTCGATCTGGCATCGACGCAGCGCGTCGGCGCGAGCGAGATCGACATCTCGGCGACAGCCACCAGCGCGACCAACATGCTCGCGGTCGAGCGCATCCTTGACGCCTTCACCTACTGCGAAGGCGGGAAGCCGGATGCGGCCTACTGCAATCGCACCTTCGCTCGGCAGTTTCGGAAGATCATCCTCCGTGAAAAGCTGCTCGGTGATACCCACGACTGGCTGAACAGCACCTACAACACGCAGGACCCGCGGATGACGCAGCGGACGGCATCCACGCGCCCGGACTTCGTCTTTGACCGGGTGCCGTTCTACATCATCGGCCCGAAGTCGGACCAGTCGACCGAGATCATCACGAACACGTACGCCGAAGGCGGATCGTCTGGGGCTACCCGCGTGTTCATGGTCAAGATGAACGAAGAGAACGTGGAAGGCATTCAAGCCGGCCCGCTCGATGTTCAGGACATCGGTGTCCTCCAGGACAAGGACAACATCCGCAAGCGACTCAAGTGGACCTACGGCTTCGCGAACTGGGGACCCCAGTCGATCGTCGAAGTCCAGGGCATCAAGGTCGCGTAAGGGGGGATTGCAATGCCTTACGACAACAACCTCCAGTTTCGCTCGACCACTGACTCGCTGACAGCAACGGAAACGAGTTCGGCGGTTACCATCAATGGCACGCCGGCCAAGGGCCTCGCACTCGTGATCGAAGTGCCGAAGAAGAGTATTGGCGATACGTTGCAGGCCACCCTGCAACACAGCACCGACGACTCGACCTACACCACGCTCCTTACCACGGAGACCGTGGCTTCGGTCACGGCCGCCTCGACGGTCCCGTTCCGCATCATTCGCCAGTTCTACACCCGGAACAAGTACGTGAAGCTCATTCTTACCGTTGCGGGCACCTCGCCCGACTTCGGCGCGGTGAAGGCACGTATCGGAGACGGTGAGATGTGGAACATCACCGCGCAGGGCCAGAACGCTACGTCCAACCCGTAGCGGTAGCACGCGGCCCGGCGGGGACTACCTCTCCCCGCCGGGCCACCAATGGCGAGAGGTAGTCGCTTGGAACCTGTAGTCGCAATCGGAATCCCTCACCTTGGCAGTCTGCCGGGCTATTTCTTCGATAGTGTCGTGTTTATGGATCTCCCTGCGGGAACGAACACGGTGCGAGTCGAAAACAAGCCGGTGGACACGGCCAGGAACGCGATCGCGAAAGCGTTCGTGGAAAACAAGGGGTTCACCCACCTCTTCTTCATGGACGCGGACATGGTCTTCCACAAAGACACGCTCATGCGTCTCCTGAAACACGATCTCCCGATCGTCAGCGGAACGTATTTCGCTCGCACGGACACCCCGATTCCGCACGTCTACCGCTTCAGTCACACGGATGAGAACGGAGTCAACTGGTACAACTCGCTTGCGGGCGAGTGTGCTGAATGGATTCGGAAGCATCCGGAACAGGCTATCTTCAACAACCAGCATTGTTTCGACGACCTCGGGGATGCGCTGGTCGAGTGTGACGCGGTGGGCGGCGGCTGCCTCCTGATCAAACGGGAAGTATTCGAGGCGATCGAGTATCCCTACTTCGAGAGCGACCCGGAGACGGGTGGCGCGGAGGACTTCGACTTCTGCGAGAAGGCCAAGAAGGCCGGCTACCGCATCTTCGCGGACTGGTCCGTCCAGGCCAATCACGAAGCGCGAGGCGCGTTCACGGGGCGGGAAGAGTTCATCGCCTGCTGGGGGATCGGTACCGATTGGGAGGCTGATTTCACCCAGCCGGTGCAGATCGAAGTTCGACCAAACGGCCAGCGGCGCATCCGCCCTGTACGCCGCTCCGTCGCGTAAGGAGATTCCTATGGCAACCGCAGTCCGCGAGATCCCGACTTACGACCCCTTCACTGCCTACGAGGTGTTCAGTTTCAACGAGGACTACAACGGAGACGTTGGCGGGGTTCGCTTCATCAGCGGCAAGGCACTCTTCGAGGCGCTACCCAAAGGCGCTGGCGAAGACGAGATCGAGGAACGCACCCAGCAGTTGATGTGGTTCTGGAACTCCGCCGAAGCCATCCGTTACGTGCCGGATGCACAGGGCCGCCCGGAACGGAAGACATTCCCAGGCTACACCATCAAGCCGAAGGGCCGGTGAAACCGCTCGTCTTCCCCACTGATGTAGAGGGCTACCTCGCGCCAGCCGTGGGGCAGTTTCTCTACGACCTGGCGTGTCACGTGCCCGAGCAGGGGTTAATCGTAGAACTCGGTTCCTACAAGGGCCGAAGCACGATCTGCCTCGCACAGTCCGAACGGCGAAGCCGAGCTGGTGGTCTGAGATGACCGTGTTGTCGCCGTCGTACTACCTCCTCTCTGGCGGGGGCGGTGGTGGCAGGTCCATCAATGCGGACGGGATTGTCGCCGGCGGCAGCAAGCTCGGGGTGCGCCGAGCGAACACGGATTTCCCCACGCCCCCCACCTACCTCTACCCAAACGATCCGGTTCCCATCCCCGCCAGTGGGACGAACTTCTCGTCCGAGATTTGGGTCATGCCCGGTGCATACAACTACACCGGCGTTTCGGTCTCGGTCACCAACGTCTATGCGGGGATGTACGCGGACCCCGGTATTACGGGACTCAAGTGGTGGTACCGGGTTGTCACGGGGCCGCAAAGCGGGGCGGCTCTTGCAGCTACTCCGCCATCGCCGACGAACGACAACAACATCACCGCGCCAACGCTGGCCGCGGGCGCTGCGTCCGCACTCCCGACGATCGCTTCCGGCGGGGCGCTCATGTACACCGGGCCAACCACCGTCGCGGCCGTAGGCCAGTGGCGTAGTTTTACCGGCGGAACGTTGTACGACGGGACGGGAACCGACTTCGGCACCTGGCTTTCCGTCGTTGCTGGCATCGATTCGACCTGTAGTGCTGTCTCAGATACGGCGCTCGTCAACAACGCGCTCAATCTTCAATTCACCTGGTCGGAGGCTTGACCAAATGGCCATGACTGTCGCAATCAGAAACGGTACTGGCGCAACGCCCACATGGGCGGACGTTGGTGCAACGACCGCGAAGTATAACCGCGTCGATTCCCTCACGGGCACGACCGCTATCCCGACGCCTACCAGCACCGGGACGAACTTCTCCTATATCAAAACGTTCCAGATCAACATCACCGCGACCGGCTCGCTCACCATGACCAACGCCAAGGTGGAGAAGGTCACGAGCGAGGCGACGACCGGGACGAAGCTCTGGCACGGCACATCCCACGCCGTGGGCTCCTACGTCCAGGCGACTGCCGCCCCGACCGCGACGGGCGACAACAACTCGACCGCGCCAACGCTGAACAGCGCGACGGCCTCGGCCATGCCTGCCCTCGGGGCCGGCTCGACCTACGCCGCCGGCGGTTACTCGACCACGGGCGGACAGGGCAACCTCGTCGAAGTCGCCCTCGGGGTTGACGCGACCTGCACGACCGCTGGCACAACCGTATCCGTCCCTAGCTTGCGCTGGACGTGGACGGAAGCGTGAGAAGGAGAACCGCCATGACTCAGCCTGACACCGACCCATTCGAGGGCCACGACGTGCTCTCGCCGGCACTGGCCCACCTGGGCCGCCACATTCGTGACGCCAACGGCGCGCCCTCGGGCTCCCCGGCGAACTTCGAGGCCCTGCGTGGCAAGGTTTACGAGAACCTGCCGGGGCAGGAAGACATCGACGCGATGGTCTCTGCCATCGAAGCCGAGTTTGGTGACGCATCGTGAATCCCGCCGCGCCGGTCCACCGCGTGAAGTGGCGGCTCGTCTATCCCGGCGATGTCGTCATTGACGAACCGGAAGAGGACGCGTCAATCCGCCTCGCGCGGCCCGGCGCAACCGACCTCATCGTCTGCGAGATGATGCCCGACGGCTCCCGCCGCCCGTGGCTTCGTGTCCCACTGACTGATGAGGAATCCCTTTCACGGCTTCTCATCGGGCGCGAGGGCGGAGAGTGGCGGCCCGTCTTCTACCGCAAACGATTCGCAGAGATGGGAAGCAGCAACCGGAGCGGGACGGCCGGCATCGTCTTCGGACGCGGGCGGGAAACCAACCTGCGGGTCGAGGGGAAGCTGTTCTTCTGGCGGCGCGGGATGGCGACCGCCGGGGAAGTGCCGCCGTCGATGTACGACGAGACAGCCATCCAGCTCCAGGTGCTCCACCCGGAACCGGGGCCTATCGAGGTGGCCTGATAGCTCCCCAACGAAATGCCCCGGCACGGCGGCAACCGTCCGGGGCGTGGGCAAGGGGAACAATCAGGGCCCGCCCTGCCACGGATAGTGTAGAGGAAACGAATCGTGCCGTACCGCCAGATCCGCGAGATTTCAGCCGACGCAGATTCCGGGCTGCTCTATCTGGTGGTGGACTTCTGGTTGACGAAGGCGGGGCACGACAACGGCAACCCGCCGTTCCTCACGAACGACTTTCTGATGCAGATCCCGGCGCAGGAGACGCGCATCATCACGGACGCCAACGGCTTCTGGCAGCGGGCGAGTGACGGCGTGTTCGTTGACCCGGCAACCATCCAGCCGGGGGACAGCTGTCCGGAGTCGTTCATCGATAAGCGGATGCTGGAATTGCAGATCAGCCAGCCCGAGCCTGGGCCGATTGAGGTGGCGTAATGGCAGTGCTCTTGAAGACTATAGGCCGCGATTACAGTTTCGACGTTTCGCGGGGGCTGTTCCTTCCCGGCGCGCACGTGGATGACGCGCGGGAAATCCTCTACCAGGCGAAGCCGTTGCGCGAGCAGGCTGCCGAGAAGGCATGGCATTCGCAGGCCGAGCGTGACCGCTACGTGGACCGCGAGACGGGGATGCCGCGCATTGGCGGCGGTTCGGTGAGCGCGGCCTACTCGGTGGTTGGCGGCACGGCCTTTGCGGCTACTGCTGGTGCCAAGACGGCGCTCAACTGCATCGCACCTGCTGGCCACGGCCTCGCGCTGACCGAGTTCGCGGTGAGCATGGATGGCGTCACGGGGACGGCGGTCCCGGCGACGCTGGACGTGTGCCAGAGCACGCAGGCGACGGCGGGCACTTCCGGTGTCTCCCCGACCATCACGCAGGTACGCGGGCGGGCGACGGGCGGGTCGGCCCCGACCGGCGGGTCGAACTACACGGCCGAGCCGACGACGCTGACGG